CCTAGAATTAACTAGGGCGCTATACTTTGCATAGTCATGAGGGATGCCTCACTCGAAAGAGAGACTTTTCTAGATACGCAAGTATTTAGGTGCAAGTTTAGTGGGACCGACAGGTCTTCTATCACTTGTGCTCCAATATGGAGCGATCACCAAAGGATCATATCATGACCATTCCAACTTGTTTACTCCACAGCTCTCTGTTAGTTCTTTATACAGAAGCAGTTTGTCATTGTGAGTATTGGACAGGTAATTATATTACCCCCAAGCCTCAACAATGCGCTCTGCTTTCTTATGAAGACTTACGTGAGGTTGTTGCGGAGTTTGACGAGAAGGAAGGATATTCGTGTGTGTCAACCCTTGATGGGACGACTTCCGTGAATATCCGGCCTGTGTTGAAACTTTGTGATCATTAGGGCTCAGAATATCTGAGTCCAACATTTCGGAGGTTAACTCTTACTTGCTGGAGACCCATAATGGATTCTTACTACGATGCCCGAAGTGCGTATGCCAATTATACAGGCACACGCTATTACTATTTTGATGATGTTTCTCATCAGCATAGCAAAACTACGGACTATTGGGGTAAGAAGGCCAGGGGGGAATACATTCCTCCTTTGCCATATTATGCTCGTCAGCATAAACGTGAGATTCCGATTTGTTACATGCGACCTGTTTGGCCTCAGTATGAGGACACATTTGAGTCGCTGTACGGAGCGGCAGAAGTTCATTCATGGGCGTCACTTGATGTGGCATCCAAATTCAGAGACGAACTCTCTGATAATGATTTGAACCTTGCCATGGTGTGGTTTGAACGCAAAGATACTTTTCGTATGATTGCGTCTAAAGCTGCATTGATCGCAAAGGCTGCCCGCGACGTCCGTCGTGGTAAGTTTAAGCGAGCTTCGAAGACGTTAGGGGTTACGCTATCACAGCGTAAACACAAGCGTCTGCGGAAGCGAGATCGGCTAGACCAATTTAGTGATAATTGGCTAGAATACTCGTATGGATGGGCACCCCTTATAGGGGATATCTATCAAGCGAGTAAACTGATTTCCGACGGCTTTAACTATGGAGACGACATCGTTGAATTTCGAAAGACCCTGTTCGATGAACGGGTTCATGACAAAAACAACATATGGTGGAGTTCTTCTGTAGGAAAATCCAAGGCTTCCGATGTCTCCGGTACATCCCTTTATCGCAAGACCTTAAAGGTCCGCTATAAAGTTACTGATCCTGATTTTAGGGTCAGGGATGCATTAGGTTTGACAAATCCAGCTCTTGTTGCTTGGGAAGTAATTCCCTTCAGCTTTGTAGTGGATTGGTTCATTCCTGTTGGAGACTTTCTCCGGGATCTGACCCTATTTCAGGGTTTAACGTTTCATTCGGGATATATCTCGACGAAACGTGAATATGATATCACCATTGGATCCGCTTTGGGTCCGTGGGGATATGATCTTGATCCTAAAACTGGAGAAGATTTTGTCTACCACAATGTGTGGCGCGAATTTGATAGAACGATTTTAACCTCGTTCGATTCGCTTAGACATAATCCGTGGTCAACCGGTAACGGTTTATCACCCCGTCGTGCATTATCAGCAATAACGCTGGCACAAGGGCGGTTACGCGGCCGGAATCGGTAAGCGTAAATTAACCTTACTTCAAGGAGAAATCCTCATGCCACAGGCACAAAATATTACCCTGACCCACAACGCTGTTAATACGATTTGTAAACCTCGTTCAGTCAATGCTGGTCTTGCACTCATGCAAGCCGATCATGCTGACGGTGTTTCTCATCGTACCGGTATCAGTGTAAAGAATCGTTTGGCAAATGGCTCACAAGGCCAATTGACAAAAATTGCGATTCTGGTTCCTGTTACCGAAACAGTGGATGGAGTGCAAAAGGTAGTGCGTGAGGCACGCATGTTCATTGAAATCCCACTTGCAGCCGATGCAACTAAAACTGAAGCAGAAGAAATTCTCTCCTTCGGTGCTAGTGCGCTGGCCGATGCTACTGTTGTAGCAGTTGTGTCCGACTTCGAGCAGGTTCTATAACCCGTTTGATCGTCGGCATTCTAGTAATATTATTACTAGGATGTAAGATAGGATTATTTTAACATCCAATCAGGAGTTAAACAATGGACTATATCAAATCTACAGCATCGCTGAGGTCTGGATATTTGCGTGCGGTACGCGCTGCATGCGACGACATTTCGTCGCCGTATGCTCTGAAAGTAAAGCGAGAGTTAAATCGGAATTTTGTAAGACCTGATGCATTCGATCTTGACATACGGTCCTATAGCTCTGCTATAGAACTGGTCAAAGATCGGCAGCTTCAGAATCTTATTGCAAAATACCCACTCTTGCCTATGAAAGAAGATCCTGCGGAAAACTGTCTCATTACTTATAATAAGTTTGAGGAACAGTGCTTTAGAACTAACCGTGATATTGCAGCTGGCCGTCTTTATGACGAGCCAACCGTTAATGCCGTAATCCATACGGCAAAACGTAAAATTGCACATATCTTAGGTGACGTTCCAAATCCTGAAGATCTTTCTTTTGCTTTCGGGCCTGGTGCATCCTATAGTGTATCAGGGCGGACATCGGTGAATGATAAATTAATATCAGAACCCGATTGTACCCTTGCAGCTGCTAAAGACGCTATGCGTTTATTAAGCAGTACTCCATCACTATGGACTCTTTGGGGTGGGACTGATAAGTCTTTTCCCAAGTTGAAAATAGTGCATGGGAGTCGTTTCGGACAGGTTCCTAAGAACGCTAAGACGAATAGGCCAATAGATATTGAGCCTCTTCTAAACAGCGTTTTGCAAAAAGGTTACGGTTCCAAAATCAGGGACCGTTTAGGCAGGGCTGGCAATTGCATTCGCAAAGGTCAGGACCGCCATAACCGGCTTGCAAAGGAAGCTAGTTTGTATAAAGAACTAGCCACTGTCGATAAATCAGGTGCTAGCGATTCAATCGCTACACTCCTCATCTTAGAGCTTCTACCGTATCCATGGTATGATGCACTAGATCGTTGCCGTTCTCATAACCATAAAATTAATGGTAATTGGGAGTCATTGGAGAAATTTTCTGCAATGGGCAACGGCTTCACGTTTGAGCTTGAGACATTAGTTTTTCTGTCTCTCGCTCGTGCGTGTTGCGAGGTTCTTGATCTCCCGAAAGATAAAGTCTCTGTTTATGGTGATGATGTTATTATCCCAACTGACGCATTTAACCTTTATGTAAAGGTATGCGAACAGTGTGGATTTACCATCAACCAAGACAAGACCTATTGGGGGCAAGATGATTTTCGTGAAAGCTGTGGTGCTGATTGGTGGAACGGGATTGATGTTCGTGTCGCATACATGCGCCATGAACCGTCCCCCCACTATCTCACCACATTGCACAACAGGATGGTCGAGCTCGGAACAAATCATTTGTTCCCAAGCTTTATCCGATCCCTACAATCCCTCATTCCAAATAGATATGCCAGTCGTGGTCGGATCTCCGAACATCGATATGGATATTTGTGGGATGAGAATAGTAGAGAATCCTGCCGTGCCGTTCACATCGTACCTCGAAAGCGCCGCCCGCAACAGCAGGTGGCGTGGTGTTATGCGCTTTACAGTGCACAACACCTTCGGAGCATCGATACCTCTGAGGCTTCCCTGTATTTACGGGGACTTTCCTCCAAGTATCTATATAGATACCTTAGGAAGGAAGTAAAATTAGCAACAGAGGATATTGATAACCAAGTTGTAAAAGCAAACGATGTTTGGTTTTTACAGCGAGGTGTCAATATGGAACGTTTCACAAGAAGAAACGACTTTAAAGTAGAATTTAGGCAAGTAGCCTAACCTACGATATTTTGGGGACTGTCAATTGACGTGTCCATGGTGGTGCAGTTACCCTCATTGAGTGGTAACTGGTGACCTTTTAAACCATAAGAATCGGACAAGCGCT